GACGTCCGCCAGATCGGGATTACTGCGCCAACGACCATCCCAACCGTAGTCGCGTCTTATGTTTCCTCAGACGAGATACCCCTAGATGATTCGATGAACTATGCTAACCAAGCCGCGATGGATGCGGTTTGGGTAGACGGCGACACTTCCGGGGCGTCTACGTTAGACACCGCAGGACCAGGGGTCGCCGGCCCAGACAACGATGCTAAATACATGAAATTTGCCTCTGGAATTGGAGCGTTCTCCCTATATGCGAAAAGAAGCCGACAACTTACTAAGAAAATAACCAACATCTATGGCCTTGAATTTTCGGCCTATTTCCTTATCCTAGGAGCATACGGAGCAGGGGGCGCTCATACAATCAAGGTTTATAGCGATGGTTTTTATGTTGAACTTCAATTCAGATCCGATGGTGTTTGGTTACTTCCTACAAACGGAATAAATATCAATGTCACCGATACTCTTCCGGTAATGAAATGGTCCACGTGGAAAATTCTTGTTGACGGGAGTGATCAGGGTGACGTTAAGATCTGGGTCTATGCCACCTATGACGGCCAGACCCGCGGATATGGACCATTTTCTTGCTACAACCCCGACCTGACCTATTACAACCACGTCTCCCTGACGACGACTTGTTCGTCGGTCACGGACGCTTACGTCTGGATCGATAACATCAAGATCTCGCCGACATCTTCGGAGACGGCAAAACTCTCTGGAATTTATCGATATGCCATCACGTATTTTAGGGGCGGAAACTTTGGTTGTGAATCAAACCCGATAAAAAGCATTATCGGTAGCGTCGCGTTCACGGGAACCGGCGTTAATGACATGACGATCCACGCGGAAAGCGAGTACACGGGGCCTATGACCAAGACTTTTCGCGTAAGAGTAAAGACGGCGGCAAGCCCACAAGACACGATCCAATGGAGCGAGGACAGCGGGACGACGTGGTCTGCCGAAACGATGATTGGGGCTAGGATCTATTTGCCTTATGGAATAGTCTTGGCTTTTGCGTCGATCACCGGACATACGGCGACTGACTATTGGGTGTTCACGGCGTCTGCCATTTCTGCAGCAGCGGGCAAACAACAAATCACGTTGACGTCGATTCCTGTGTCGACCGACGGGCAGGTAACGGGAAGAAAGATTTATAGGACGGCTTCCGAGGGGGCGAAGTTTTTTTATCTCACTACGCTCTATGAGAACATATCAACGACATTCTTGGATAATATCCCAGATATGGTGCTTGGCGACGAGATGGAGGAGGACCGGGATCTCTTCTCTGCCGCATCCTCTACAATCGGGAAGTTCTCCGAATGGTGGGACAACCGGCTCTGGATCGCTGACCACTCAGAGAATGTGATCTACTATTCAGCGGTGCGCGAAGGCGGAGGAGTGCCGGAGGAGTTCTCTCTGGACGAAAGGTTCGTCCCCGTCAACAAGGGCGACCAGGATGATGTCATTACGGCCATGGTCGCCTATAAGGACGCGCTCTACGTGTTCAAGCGGAACGACATCTTCATCATCCAGAAAACGGCGTTCGGATATGCTCCTTATCATCTAAATGCTGACATCGGGTGCATCGCGGACAATGGGGTTATCTGCGTGAACGACATGCTCATGTTTCCCTCTGAGCGCGGTCTGGAGATTTATGATGGGGTAAGGCCATTCAGCCCGACTTTCTCCGTTGCGATCAACAAGACGTTCTTGACGGCGGACCCCACCGGTTACAAATACATGTCGATCGCTCACGACAAGGAGTTCAACGAGGTTTGGTTTTCCATCCCCAGCCGACTTTCTGGAGCCGCGGCCATCACGACAGTCTGGAACTACATCCGGAACAAGTTCTATTATTTTCAGTTCTACAAAGTGCCGTCCTGCCTTGTCTCCTGTAAGGATTCGACCGGAAAGCGCGTCCTGAAAATGGGAACCAGAGATGGGTTTATCGATCTCTGTGATTACGGGACGGCGGACCACACGACGCCAATCACGGCGACCTACCGGAAGGGCTGGATCGACATGTGGGCGCACGGTATCGGCCGGCTGCTCATGACTAAGTATGAACTGCCGGCGACCAAGACGATCACGGCGAACGTCTATCTAGACATGCAGAGTTCGGTGTTCCGGACAGCGGCGCTTACGGGAGTAACGCCAGGAGCAACCGACATCGATCTACGAAAAGTGGTCGGGGACAAAGCCGAACTTGGAACCCGCCACCGGTGGCTCTCTGTGGAATACGTGAACGCCGAAGATTGCGGAGGGGACTGCAAGATCAATGAGGCCGCCCTGTTCGTGGTCTCGAAGGTTATAAAGAACAAGACCTATGCCAACTGAAAGACGGAGACGAAAGACGGATGAGGATCCCATCAAGGGATTCATGCAAAGCCGTCACTCCGTTCATTTCGACGACATCGAGACCCAGCGACGGTTTGAGCAGAACCTCATCCGCTATGGGTTTAAGACCGGAGACCAGATCACGGAAGAGATTAACAATACCATTTTGGTCACCGGAGGGGGCGGGGCTGGCGGGGATGGTTGGTGCTACTGGATCAAGGAAGGCTCGAATCTCGTCTATTACGATGGTCATGTCGGCGTAGGTGTTCACCCGCACAATAACGATTTTCAGGTAAGAGGGAATGTCCTGGTCGAGGGGATCTCCGAACAGCCCTACGTCGAGATCCGGAATTGGTCAGACACCGAACTTGACCCCGTCTTAAAGTTCTCCGTTGGGGCTACGCCCGCAGTAAAATATACCCTCGGCGTAGACGACAGCGATGGAGATTCCTTTGTCCTGGCGGCTGCTGATGGCCTTACCGGAAACGATTATCTGAAGCTCAAGGACGGAACGCTTACGCTTTCTGATTCTTCTGCCGCCCCAAAGATTGTCGTCTCGAACACGTCTGCGACAGCAAGGGATCCCGTCGTCCAGTGGGCCCTTGGCGCCAGCCCAGCCGTTAAGTTCACGATGGGCGTAGACGATAGCGATTCAGACAGTTTCAAAATAGCCGTTGGAAGTGCTCTTGGGGTGGCCTATACGGGAGCGACCGGGGATCACTTAAGGATCGTTCCTTATATGACAACGATATATTCGTCGTTTTACTCTGGGGAGGGCGTCAGCACCCTTTCCAAAATCTCGGCCAAGAATTATTTGGGATCAACATTGGCTTACGTCCAAGTGGATACCGGAGATGATTCTGGAAGCGGCCGCTGGCTCCTGTATGGAACTTATCAAGGGTATCTTGAGGCCTCGAGTATTCAATCGACGGGGGATTGGCAACACTATGGAGATTTCGTAATTGGGAGATCCGTTGCACATACCGATATTTTAGGGTTCAGGTCTTTAGATGGAGCGGCCTCCTATGTCAACGTCCTTGGCCCGACGCTCGGGGTTGGCGCGAGTTTCACATTAACGCTCCCGGGCGCTCTTCCGGCGGGGGACGCCCACGTCGCCTGTTCCGCGGCGGGCGTTCTTTCTTTCGGCCAGGCCCTTGGGGCGACGTCCAGCCCGTCCTTCGTTGCGCTCACGCTCTCCCAAGCCATAGGGACCGCACCGTTCACGATAACCTCGACCACGCTGGTCACGAACCTGAACGCGGACCTGTGGGACGGGTATCAGTTCGCGGATTATTTAGACCAAAGCGTCAAGGTCGCGGCCAGCCCTGCGTTCGTTGACTTAAATGTCACGGGGGTCTATAAAGTGGACGGAGTTCAAGTGGTGTCGAACCGAGTGGTGGACGCTCGGATCGCGGATACCCCGAATAGCGGCGACGTGACTACGGATGGAATTATTGCCGCGCTCCAGGCCGCGGTGCTTTCTCATGGCTTGATGGCGGCGGCATAAATTTAGGAGGAGAACATGGGACTTATGGTCAGAGTGACGGGGGAGGTTAGGGCGACAGACGCGCCCTGGTTTCGGCTACGGCTTAATCCGCATCTTGTGGAGATTCCTTACGGCTCCGTATCGATGGTTGCGGAAATTGCTGTGACCATCGAGCGGGATCCGGGGCACGAAAAGACCGTCCATCTGGACCTTGCTGGAATGGCGGGTCAATGGTCGTTCTCGTCCGACCAGTTCGTCTACGGGGTGGACGCCCCGGTGACGCTTCTGATCGACATGGCCGGATTCGCAAAGGGCCAGGGCGCCGTCTATGACGTTGTCGGTTATGACGACATCAACGACAGACCGCCCGGAGAGACCAGTTCATGAAGAAGAACATCGACCGCGATTCCGCAGAGAGGGTCGTCACCCACCTTTCGATGACGAAACTCTTCGGGTCGAGGTTCATGTTCGGGACTGACTGCCCGTTGTGCGGAAACAAGAAGTGCCTTGTAATCTGGGCTGACAAGGGAACGATCCGGTGTTATAAATGCGGTCTCGTCGGGGAGTTCCAGAGGGCGCACGAAAGAGGAGAAGAGAATGGACTTGAAAATGAACGGCCCATCGTGGCTGACTAAGGGATTGCTCCAAGTAGTCCTCATCCTGGCCCTCGCGGCCTACGGAGCAGTTATGACTATCGCAAAAAACTCCGGGGAGGACGTCGCCCTGGAGAAGAGGCTGGCCACTCTCGAGACGTGCATGGAAGGCCTAAAGACAGTCCCGACCGACGTGGCCGGAATCAAAGTTTCCATCGGCGGCCTCGAAAAATCAGTTGACGAAATGAAGAGAACGCTTAATACTCTGAAGTAGGAGGATAACATGGCTTTCCCATGGGCAGCGGTAGCGGTAGCGGGGAGCGCCCTGTTGGACGCTCTCCTGGCAGGTCGTGGAAAGAAATATCCACCGGAGATCGAGGCTCTTCTGAAAGTCCTCGGGCAGCAAGGGTTGTCGCTTGCTCAGAGTCCTGGCTACTCTGAGGAAGAGATCGCCGCCTTGTTCGGGAAGGACTTTGAGAACATCCGCGCACAAGGAAGAAACGTGCGCCAGCAGACGACCGAAGCGTACGGAAGGGCGGGGATGCTTGGGACGGGAGCCGAACTCTCAGCGGGGAGAAAGAGTGCCTGGGCGAACGAGAACCTAGTTGCGAACGCGATCCGCGACATGACGATCGCCAAGGGTGCAAAGAAGCAGCAGGATCTCTCCCTGGCCACGCAGATCCTTGGCGCTGGAGTTGGAGCGGACGTCTCCCGGGTGAATAAAGCACCGGGCTTCACGGACATCGCCACGATGTTCGCGATTATGGGCATGGGCGACGGAGGCGGTGATAAAACGGGAGCATTGGGAGACGACGTCATGACGTTGTCCAAGGATCTCTATGACCCGAACCTGTTCTCCTTGGCCCAAGAGCGGACCGGCCCTGGGTTTGGCCTCGTTCCGTATGATTGGCTGACGGCAAGGTAGGAGACGACTATGCCACTCGATTTCTCTGAATCAAGAAAAGCGATCCAGCGGTTCAATCAGTTCCTTCAGTACGACATGCTCGATAAGCGGGCGTCTCAGCGGAGGATGAGGCAGGAGGAATATGCGAACACCTTAGCCATGGGCCGGATGGAAAGAGGCGCAGAACTCGAAGGAGGACTCGAGGAGAAGAAGTCCGGCCTACGGATGGCGGAAGCACAGAGGAAAGTCCTCCTCGACATCGCCCGAGATCCCAGGTTCGATCAGATCACCGCCATGATCCACCTGGGCCGCGTTGGTGAACTTCCGCCCGGGACCGAGCATTTGGCGGAAGAGGCGCAAAGCGAAATGAAGCCGATGCTCGAGAAATTGACCAATGCCCTTTTCGCGGTCCAGAAAGGCGAGACGACACCGGATAATTACAACAGCCTCCTCGACGGTTTCGGATCCCAGGCCGCTCAATGGGCCACAGAGAGGACATCCGTGAATATCAATGCCCGCAGACAGCAGAAGATCGAGGAGGAACGGAACAGAATCGCCGGCTTGACGGCCGGAGCGGGGGGGTTTGACATCGCAGACAAGTACCGGAGAGAACAGGTCAAGTACATCGATGATGCCCAGGGGTTCGTCGCCAACGAGGGCGCCCAGCCGTCGACCACCGCGCTCCAGCGGCTCATGGCGCAGTACCAAGCGGTGACGGGAAAGGCTCCGGATCCGTTGCCCTCTAAGCTGAGGGGCCAAGTCCTTCAGTACCTTCAGGAGATCAAGCAGAGTTTGAAGCCAGGGATGGTCATGACCCCACTCCAAGAGAGGTTCGTCGCGGAGGCCTACAACGCCTACCAACTGAGAGGCGGGGCCGCGGCTCCCGTCGAAGGAGAAGCGGGAGTGCCGCCGCGTGCAGGAGTACCCGGGGCGCCGGCCGCTGACGCGGGCTACGGAAACCTGATGGACCCCTATACCGGAGAACGACAGACCGATGAAGCAGTAGCCGAAAGGGGATCCCGGGAGGCACAGATCCGCATGGCCAAGAAGATGATGCAGGACGTAATGCACCCGCCCGTCACGACCAATGAGTTGGCCTTCGCAAAGGACGTCGAGGCGAGATGGGCTACCGCCACTCCGGACGAAAAGCAACGGGCGCGGACGATTTTCGACAGGGCTTATTACCTTCCGACAGCGGAGGAGGACGCGTGGCTCATGGAGGAAGCCACCAAGTATTACGAGGAAGTTCTAAGACCACCCGAACCGATAAAGAGATAGCATGGCCACGCCTGAAGAGCAGATCCTTCCTCCGATTGGGGAAGAAGAGGATAAGCCGCCGAAGTACCGCGGCACACCGCGCATAGCCACGGGAAAAACCCCCTACAACCCGCAGGTGCTTTCGTGGATGCAGGACCGCGGACTCGTCGAAATGAGGACGGTCGATCGCAAGAGGCCGGAACTCTTTACCGAAGAGTACCGGAAGGCTTCTGCGGAACACAGGAAAGCAGGGAAGGGTGTTCTCAAGGGCGAACTCATCGACAGGCCGATCAACCTCCGCGAGGAGATGAAGAAAGACGTCGGCGCGTGGATGGTTGGGAAAGGTTTGGTCGAAGCGCCTCCGCCCGAACCGGAGCCAGTCCCGCCCGGGATGCAGGAGTGGATGGAAAAGACGGCATGGAATCCACTCCGGAGAGAGCCGATCATCACGGTTGGCCCGGAGCAGGTCGGAGTTCCTGACGGGCCGAAGTTCCCGCAGATCACATTCAATCCTCCGACCAGGGCCGTACGTAGCGCGTTCAAGCAGGTCGGAGACCTCATCAAGGCCGATCTCCAAGGAAAGATCAAGGGCCAGGGCATGGCCGCGGCCGTTCTCGAGGCGATCCCAAGATTCGTTTCGGGCGGTTATATCACGTTCGATGCGGTCATGGAAGCGATTGAGCCGGGATCCGCCGCGGAGTTCCGCGAGACAGAACGTCAGCAGCAGATTGAGGCTCTCGGCTATGACCCCAAACTTGGCCGGGAAGCAACACAGACAATCGCTGGGATAGTGGGTCTTTTCCCGGTTTTCAGAGGCCTTGCTGGACCCCAAAGGATGGTGGGCGGAAAACTTGTCGGCGGCGGTATCGGGACCAGGATCGCCGTTCGTGCGACAACCGTTCCGATCCTCCAGGCCGCGATCAGGACCATCTCCCTGGGTGTTCCGTTTGGGATTGCCGGGAAGCCGGAAGGAAAGGATACGTTCCTGAAGCGACTCGAGCAAACCCCGTCAGCACTCCTCTTCTTCGCGGTGTTCGAGTCTGGAGCGCTTGGGATCGGCCAAGCCGCCAGGATTCTGAATTGGAACAAGAATTACACCGGGTTTCGGTTCCGCGGCGGAGGCCGGAGACCTGGGTATGGCCCTGGCGTCAAGGTCACGACTCCGGAGGGAGGCGGGTTCGAGTTCACCGGGAAGGACATCCAGAACCTCTACAACAAGATGAAGGCGAAGGCCGCGGGCCGGACCACAGAAGCATGGACAGAGATCGACACCGCCATCATCGACCTGTTCAATCAGAGTCCCGGGTGGAGGCGTGCGATCAACGAGGGCATGGTCAAGGGGTTTGGCCGCAAACCTGGGATGATGGACATTTTCAAGCCAGCGCCAAAGCCTTTTGCGATCCAACCGGGGGAACCCTTCCAGACACAGGCCGTAGGAAGGCCCGCTCCGCCCGCTGGAGCGGCCCCAGGGCCACAACCTACCCCTTCCCCTACCCGAGGGCTGCCTCCGGGGGAGATCGCCCCGCCTAGGCCCGGAGAGGCCCCTCCGGTGGCTGAACCACCCGCCGTCCCAGGGGAGCCTTTGGGCCTTCCGGAGGCCCCGCGGGGTATGCGTCGACCGGAAAACTTGGCCAAACGTCGCGTCATCGACACCGCGATCGCTGACTTCGAAGGCAAGATCCCAGCCAAACCTGAAGATCTCGAATTCGCTCGAGGCATGCTCGAGCATGAGAAGATGGCGGGGATCGGGAACGCCCAACTATCCGAGATCCAAGAACGAAAGGGTGTCTACAAGTACGTGGCGATGCTCGACGTCAAGGATCTCCGCGGCTGGAACGACATGCTGACCCACGAAGGAACGGACCAACAGGTCTTTTCCGAGATCCAAGACCGGCTTGAGAGATTCAATGAGGGGGACAACCCGATCACGTGGAGGGCGTCCCGATACGGCGGGGACGAGTTCACTCTCCGCGGAAACGATCCACAGGAACTTCAGGCTGACGTTAATAAACTGAACGAAGAACTGAAGGGCGTCGTCATCAACGGGAAGCCGATCGAACTCGTTGCCGGATTCGGGGCGTCCCTTGAGGAAGCGGACAAGAATTTCTACCTCACGAAGAACGCGGGCAAGGTCGGCCCAACCGAGACGGTGGGGACCGCGCGGGCGGAAGAAGCGATCTATCATTGGACCAAAGAAGAGAACATCGAGAAGATCTATGACACGGGATTCAACACAAAGTTGCCGCCCCTTTTCGGTATCGGGCAAGTGGACATCCCCAAGGGCAAAAAGGGCTATGCTCCTGCTCAGAAGATGGGCCGCGGGATACTCTATTTCACCAAGGATCCCGAGCGGTGGGCCTCTGCCGATATTTTCGTCGGGGAAGGCAAGGGAGACCTCGACTACTCCTACTATGACTACGAGAAACAGGCGTATATCAAAGTCCCGAACGCCCTAAGAAAGACGCCCCTCAAGTCGATAGAGGCCTTCCTGAAACCGGATGCTAGGATCCTGACGATTGACTCGCTGAAGAAAGCCCAGCAGTTCGTCCGAACCACCTACACCCGGGACGCGCTTCCCGCGCTCATCAAGGCCGCGAAGAAGGCCGGCTACGATGTTCTCGAGGTCAAGCATGCCCCCGGCGAATGGGAATACTTTGGGAAAACGGATAAGTACGGCAGCAAGGATCTTTATAAATCCTACACGGGCGGAAGCGGGAAGCACGATTTCTTTGTCTATAACCGGAAGGCGTTGCGGATCCCCGCGGCAACGACGTACAAGACACGGAAGATCATGGCGTCTCGGGCGAAGGCGTCCATGGCCCGCGGGATTGTCGGCTGGCCCAAGGGCAAGGTCAAGATCTACGACGACATCTTTGCCGTTACGGGTGGGCGCGGGATAAAGCCGGCCAAGAGCGTCACCACGGGGAAGGTGTCGTCAGAATTTACGGAAAACGTCCCCAAGTTCATGGTGAGCAAGTCGCCTGACGCCCTCTCTTTCGATGAAGTACAGGACGCCCTGGAGAAAGATTACGGTTACAGTTTCGTTACCGAGGACATCTACTCGCTGCTCAAGCAAGCGGCCATTCAATACCAAGCCGGCGAAGGGATTAAGTTGGGCGAGGCCGGGGAAGAGTGGGCGGGGCCATCCAAAGAAGAGCAGGAACAGGCAGCGGAAAGGATCCAAGACGACATCAACCTCCTGAAGAAAGAAGGCGAGGGCGACGACGAGTTCTGGGCCAGGATGGAGAAAGAGACCCGCGAGACAGGGTTCGGTGACGATGTCGGTGATTATTTCTACACCCAGGTTCGGCTCAAGGGTTTTACGGACAAACTTTCTGGTCGAGGTGGCGGAACAGAAGAGGGTCCAGCGTTCAAGGTTGCCAGGGCAGAGCCTCGTCCGCTTCCGGTCCAGCCGAAGATTCCCGAAGAGGGTCTTTACACCGCCGTCAGGACCGATGACGGTGGGATCTATTTTGGGAAGGAGCCGAATCATTACCTCCTTGTCGAGAAGTTAGGGCTTCCAGCGGAGAGGGTTATTGGAGGCGGGTTCATCAGGGACGGCGTCTATAACGAATCTCCCTGGAGCGAGGCTGGGCGGATCGGTCGCGATGCCAGGGAAGCCCTTGGCCTTCCGCGAGAGGTGTTCGCCCAGGTCAAAGATCTCCGCGAAGAGAAATACGGGACGGCGACAGGCGTCATCCCATTGGAAAGTCCGCCGCAAGAAATCCTCGACGAGTTGGCTGAAGCTGCGCGTTTGGGAAAAGGATCAGATTTTGTCTTTGAACTACTCGAGGGCAAACAGGCCCCTGACCTTTCCCCCGGCATGATCAACGGTGGAATCGAGTTCTATCTGAATAAACTGACCGAGCAGGATCGAGCCAGACTGAAGCCGAGCGAGATCGGTGTCCTTGGCGAATCCACGGGGCCGTCCCTGGGCATAGAGAAGGCCATCCCGATGCAGATGAGGGTCGATGCCGTCCGCGCCTGGAACAACGCCGCGGTTACGAAATACGGTGACGTCGCCCTGGGAGACAAGGCCCTTCAGGAAGCGCAGCAGAACGCGGTCGACGCCGTCATCATGGCCTTGAAATCCGGCGAGATCTCCGAAGGTAAGATCCACCTGAAATTCAGAGACGGATTGATCGAAATCGAGGATAACGGGATAGGCATGAGCGACGAGGATGTCGCAAATGTTTTCCTCTCTCTTTACGGAACAGGGAAGACAATCGAGGGTGCGATCGGGAATTTCGGAATCGGAAAGGCGGTCATCCTGGGGCCTCATGAACAGACGATATGGTCGCTGGAGACGCGGGACAACTATGTCGATTCCGCGATCGTCAAGAGGGCTGGTGGAGCGAGGGCTGTCCCCAAGCGCCAGGGGACCAAACTCTCCGTCACGTGGCCCTTTGAAAAGCAGACGAACAAGGAATACTACCAGGATGTCATGACAGAAGTTGCTCCACTCTACGTTCTCTTGAACAGCGTCCCGAAGGATAAGATCAAGTTCACCTGGGAGAAAGCGCAAGCCCCGGAGAAGTTCGACAAGACCTTGGATCAGGAATTGCTGAAGCGGCCACAGGAAAACCTTCTTGACCGAATTGAGGGAGTGAAAAAGGAAGCGGCGGGAGCAGAGGGTATCACGTTCGAGATCATGTACTATCCTCTTCCCGAGCTGGACAAGCTGGACGCATATTGGCGACATGAACTGAAACTCCCCTCGCTCATGGGATGGATGGATGTTTCGAAATATCTCAGCAGAAACGTCCTCTATCGGATCGCTCACCCCACCATGCCGGAAGTCCGGTTGATCCAGAACATCGCGCGGCAGTACAATGAAGGATACAGCGGCCTCCTCGTCGTGGACATTCTCACCAAGATCAAACCCGAGGATCCTCAGTATCCCCTGGCGGACAACCGTCAGTCGTTCAAGTCGGGAGAACTGAACTCGCAAGTCCTCGACATCGTCCGCAGCCTTTCCCAGGATCCCGAGAGTTCGATGAGGGCCGCGATCAAGTCGAATGAAGAGATTCTGGCCGGACGCGGGGAATGGAAGCAGACCCTCGATAACGTCCACAACAACCCGGTCATGATAAAGTTAAGGCAGTTGATCCGCATGCTGAAAACGGATGACGGAAAGTCGATCCTTCCTCTCAATCTTCACACGATGAAGATCAAGATCGACGAGGGGTACGAGCAGGAACTTGGCGGCAGCGAAGAAAATGCGATCTTCCTGACTGTCTACGATGCGGTCGCGAAAATCTTCCATCAGGCAGCCGACGCTCCATATAAGGAACTCTACGCTCTCCTCTCGAGGGAACTCATGGGCAAGGTTGTCGCATCCGAATACTCTGGGAGCCGTTCCCGGCTTCCGGAGAATCGTGGGCGCCTGGGCTTGAACCACAACCTCTACAATTTCGACTCCAAGCGGGCTACCAATCCCTCGAATTACGCGGTCGCCGTCATGGAATATGTGGCTCATGAGTTCACGCACGAATACTACTCCCACGGGGAGAAATTCGACATGAAATTTACCGAGATCCTAAACTCGGTCGCCCACCGCTTCGGAGATCTCCTTGGGATAGCAGAGGTTGTGACCGGGAAACCAGTCAAGATAACTCGGCTCCCGAAGAAAACCCGCACACGATCGTCGTCTGGAATGGTGCGGGAGATCCCGGCAGACCAAGCGCGAGATCTCACGGCTCCGCAAATGCAACTTAATCTCGACATGATGGAGGTCAACGATGTCAGCGATCCAATCTACCAAGAGGGAGGCGTCCCAACCGAAAACCCAGGAGCAGATGGGCAAAGCCAAGATCCCCCCGAGTACGCCATCCGGCGAGTCAGGGACGTGGCGCAACCTGGACTCTTCCCTGAAGGGCCACAAGGTGCCAGAAGGCCAGCGGATCGAGACCGTCCTGAACTCGATCGCACGACAGGCTTGCCTCTCCCTAGGGGCGCAGCTGAACAGCCCCGTCCACCAGGCGCTCCTGAAGGTCAGCCGCCAGGTGTGGGAGTTCGCCAAGACCGCGCGGTAGTCTCGGAGGAACCGTTCGCTCTCGCCCCGCCCGAAGAGAAGGCCCCGCCGCTCCGCCCGGAGCCGGCCTACGTCCCCCGGGAAGGTGAACGTCTTCCCCAGGGCGTCCTCCCCATGCCGGAAGCGGCCCCGCTCTACGAAGGCGCTGCGGTCGTTGGCCCATCGAAGGAAGAGATCGCCAACACCGTCACGAAATTAACCACGGGCAAGAACTTCCCCACCCAATGGGTCGGGAACACACCGGAGGAGATCCAAGACAACCGCCAGAACGTCCTGCTCTATGCGATGGAGCATTACAACCCCTCGACCGGCCCGCTCGAGAACTACGTCAACAGCATCAAGCGGCACTTCCTCAAAGGCGAGATGCCTTCCGGCGAGAGAGCGGTCGCGTTCGAACGTCAGCACGCCGAGGTCCAATGGCCGGAGGCGGGCTTGAGGTCCAGGGGAGTCCTTCCTTCGGAGGCTCTGACAACGGCAGCGCAACCGGACTTCCCCGAAGCAGCCAGCGTTTTCGGTGAAGAGACCGGGCCGGTGGGCAAGCCGCCAGCCGAGCCGGAGTACGCGGGCCTCGAGGCGAGAGAAGAGGCGTTCGGATCCGAAGAGATCCGTGTCATCAACGTCCTCCGCACCGTCGCCCAGAGAGCGGCCCGGGGAGACGTTGTCCTCGAGGAGAGATACAACGAGATCCTGAGATCTCGCCTTATGCAAAGCCCCGAATCGTTCGCGTCCTTGGGCAAGCGCCTGGGGATGTCCAAGTCCGTGGCTCATGAGACGTTCCAGAATCTCCTTGCCCAACTTACGGATAGCGATGCCATCAAGCAGATGATGAAGGATCGGATGATCAAACTCGGTCTTGGCCCGGTCCCGAACGAAGAGGATCTGCGGCGGTTGGCCAAGTGGATCCGGAAGTTTTTCTTCCGGACCCGCGGGGCTACCGTTGCGATCGACAGACAGAATGACGAGCGCCTTGGGTCCAAGATGGCGGAGATCTTCGACCAGACAGTCGATGTCAACAATCTGAGGAAGTGGCTCGACAAGCAGCCGGCCGCGGTCAACGACTATCTGATGGATCTCTACGCGGGCGACATCACCGGGAATGGCTACAATGATATCATGAACAGCCATCTCCCGCAGGACGTCAAGGACAACCTCCTCCGGCTCCGCCGCAGAAGCGATCGGCTTTCGGAACTGATCGTCACCTACGGCGCTCTCCCTGCCGAGACGGAAGAGACGTTCCAGCGGAACATGAGCAAGTACCTCATGAAGGCGTATCGACTCTTCGAGGACAAGCATTGGAGTCCAACCACGGCCCAGAAAGCCGCCTTCAAGCGGGATCTTATGACCCGCTATCAGATGACCGACGACGAAGCCGAGGCCTTCGTCCAGGGCGAACTCGCATACGCCAGAAACGACGAGGGGATCCGACCGGTCAGGAAGCAGAAGACCAAGAGGATCCCGACAGAAAGTTACATCCATCGCAAAGAACTCTCTCCGGCCTGGAGGGAGTTTGCCGGCGAAATCGAAAGGCTTCCCTGGCTTCTCATGAAAACAGTCACCAAACAGGCTACCATGGCCTACAACGCCAAGTTCCTGTCCTGGCTGGCCAACTCCTACGGGGAGAACACGCCGCGGAACCCGGGCGGACTCTGGACAAAAGATCCGGAGCGGGCCAGGAAGATCCGGACATCTGCGGACAAGGCAGAATCGTGGATCCACTCGCGGCTCCCCGACGATCATGCGTACGGCGAACTCCGCGGTGCCTTCGTTGCCCCCGAACTGTTTCAGTACGTAAAGCGGGAAATCGATTACGCTCGGTCGGAGATGGAACAGGTCATCCAGAAGTTTGTCATGAACCCGTTCAAGTGGACCAAGACGATCGGATCCTACCCGACCCACATGCGGAACCTCGAAGGCAACATCGTCTTCTCCGTCCTGGCGCGGAATAGTCTGCTCAATCCTCTGAATTGGAAATACTACGGAAAGGCTTTTCAGATCATCAAGGGCCTCTCCACGACCCACCGGGCGGAGTGGGCCGAGATGATCAAGCATGGCGTCACGGAGACGCAGTTCTACGGTGCCGAGATCCCCAGGATGCACGATAAAATTATGAATTTCGATGATCCCGAGTGGTACGAAAAACTCTGGGATGCCGCTGTCTCCCTGCCGATCGACAAGTTGGGCGAGTTCTACAATTTCGAGGATAGTTGGTACAGGGTCGCGGCGCATCTCCATAACCTCGATCGCGGGATGTCCGCGGTTGAGTCCGTGGCAGAAGTCAACGATGCGCTGCCGAACTACCGGAAACTGCCGCTCATCGCGGACTTCCTCCGCCGCTGGCCGTTCCTTGGCCCGTTCATCTCTTTCCGGTGGAACGCCGCGACGATCATCCTGAAACAAGCGGAACGCGGATATCAAGAGGCAAGCAATCCCAGAACTCGCGGGCGGGGCTTCGGCCGGCTGATCACCGCAGCAACAGTCCTGGCTCTCCCGTCCATCATGTCGGAAGTCTCCAAGCGGATCTTCGACGTCGACGACGAGAAGGTCAGGCAACTCGAGTCGTACTATCCCGACTATCGCAGGAACGGCACGTTTGTCTATTTCCGTATGCACAAGGACGGACCCCTGAAGGTGTTCGACCTCAGTTACATCAACCCGTTCGGGGAGTTCGAACGATTCGGGAAAGCCCTGGCCACGGGCGACATCGTCAGCATGAAGGACGCCGCGGACTTCTTCTCTCACCCTCTCTTTGACGTCTGGTCGATGCTCATCGCCGGCAGGGATCCTCAATGGGGGACAGAGTACAACACCTTCTTCCAGAGATTGTCGGCAGTCGCCGCCTACCTTTACATGCCGGCTTCAATGCCCATCCCTGACCTAAGTGGGGTCATCAAGGGTCATCTTGGCCCGGGCGAGAACGTGCGCCCCGGGATCCTCACCGGCCCGCAGATCAAGGCAATCATCGACGCCTACAACCAGAACCCCGATCGCTACGGCCGGATCAGGCATCTTCCGGAGGAGATCAAGAATTTCTTCACCGGGATCCGGACGTGGGACGTCGACCCCATGGCTCTGATGGCCGGCGCCGTCAAGGATCGCATGCAGCAGAAGTCGGACGCCAAAGCGGATTTCGATATGTGGCTCAAGAAGAACTCGACCGCCCCTCAATGGCAAGTCGATGAAAAAGCCAAGGCTCGGAACAAGAGGATGGAAGCGATCGGGAAAGAGATGGAGGCCATTGGCAAACTCGTTGAAGAACTCGAGAAGGACGGCTTCCTGGCCAAACGCACCAGATACTAGGAGACCTCATGGCGATCGACACGAAGAAGTATGACGACATCTTTCAACGGGCCGGAAAGGAAAACCGCTTCGGGCCGAGGCACACGTTCACCCTGAAGGCTATTGTCCAAGTCGAATCCCATTGGAACCCCAGGGCGTACCGCTATGAACCGGCGCTGTTCAAGAGGCTCAAGGCCAAGGATGTGTTCTGGGCCGACAAGGATCCGTCGATCGTCAGCGCATCATACGGACTGGCCCAGATCCTCTTCACCACGGCCTGGGCGCTGGGCATGAGGCCACCGAATTGGCAGACCATGGGCCACTCCTCTTTCCAGGCGTTCGCGGAACGGCTCTACGACCCAGAGACCAACGTCTTCCTCGAGGCTCAACTGATCAGGGCGCTTCTCAACAAGGTGTGGGCAGACCAGATCCCGTACAAGTGGGAAAACCTGTCGGCCATGGACATCGCCCTAGCCCGATACAACGGAGGATCCTACAAGAACCCCGACGACGTGGGTGTCCTCGATGAACAGAAATATGTCGACAAGGTCTGGCGGGCGTACGCGGACCTGAAAGTGAAGGAGGCAAAGTGAAATTAAAAATCAGCGTTTCTATCAACTCGGGGGCAGCCCTGATCCTCTTCGTCGTCTCGTTCTTTGGCCTCGTTCTCCTCGCCGCTGGCTCTGACAAGGTGGTGAGCATTTTCGCCGTGGCTCTTACGGGCCTGACGGCCGCGTTCTCCGGCTATCTGCTCAAACGAAATGCCAACAACAAGATCGGCCTCGAGGCCAAGAGAGTCGAGATCACAAACGGAAAGACAGGAGATCCGCTCTCATGAAAAAGTACCTGACCGGAGCCATCATCGGGATCTTGGTCGCGTCCTTAGGCGGTCACTTCTATTCGAGGTGGAGGACCGCTGAACTTCGGCAACAAAACGAAAGTCTCAGGACGGAGATCGTCATCATGACGGAGGGCCTGGAGCAGCATGAAAGGATGTCCAACCAGAAGATCGATGCCTTACTCGTGTCGATCGGAGAACTCCAAGGGAACATCGATAGCCTCATGTTCGTCAACGCGAACCTCGAGACGGAACTTGGCGCGGCCGCGGCTCACACCTCAGAAGCGGAGGCCCGGGCAGCCGCGCTCACGGCTGAGATCCAGCCCGTTCTTGATGCCAACCCAACGGTGAGAGAGGCTTTCGCTGCCAAGGATGAGGCGATTGCCAGCCTGAAGGTCGAAAATTTTACCCTAAAGCAACAGCGGGCGAACGACCAGAAGATCATTTTCAGTTTAACAGAGAAATATGAAGCACAGGTACGAATCTCCACCGAGTATCTGGGCCAAGTAACAGCGGCAAAAGGTCTGTTGGCCAAAGTGGAATTGAGATTGAATCTGCAGGATAAAAGGGTGGTGCGCCTTGAAAGACTATCAAATTGGAAGACCGGTGGGATCGTAGTAGCAGGGGCGGTAGCGTTGGCCCTGATGATTTTTTAGGCTCCTCATCACTCACCTTCCGCCTCCGGATAGAATTTCCGCATCCTGATCTCACCTAGTTTCTTCAGCGTCAGGCCGGCCACGGGATCCTTCTCCAGCGACCGGATCTCAGTTCGCCCCGGCGCCCGCTTCATCCAGACCTGTACTGCGACGTGGTCCAGCGGCCAGGGGACTTTCTCGAGTTCCTTGAACTTCTCCGCGAACGACTTGTGACACGTACATTGGATGAAACCAGGGAGGTTGTCGTGGTCGATGATGACGATGTCAATGCACCCGAGGATATCGTTCCTCTGGCTCACCCACCGCTCGAGATACGGGAGGAACTTGGATGTCGCCTTCTGGTTGTGGATCACCGCCCGGGGATACCACTCCTTTAGGATCTCGACACACCAATCTTGATACTGATTTCCGGTCCTCGAGGATGACTTCCTCTTCTTCGTCTTTTCCGTCATCTGTCCCCCCCCCAAAAAAGAGTATGATCAGCAAGATCAGGGCTGCCCACCCCATCACGATCTCGAACCAGGGCATTGGACCTCTCCTTTCGTAGCGGGGTCTCCTGCTGGAATCCGTCCTCCGGGGAGATCTCGTCCACGTCAAGGTTTCTGCTGCACCTATCGTCGCACACGTTGATTCCAACTGCAACCAGGAAGAGGAAGAGGATCACGCCCAGGATTCCGCTGGCCAGCGATCGTGCGAAGACGATGCGTTTCATTTCGGCTCCTGGCACTTGAGGGCGGCGCGGAGGATGGCAACAGATTCAAATAGGGCGGGTTGGTCCATAAACCGAATGTCGTCCTCCAAATCCTGCTTCGATACGCCTTCCGCCGCCTCGATTAGGGGCCGGAACTTCTCCAGCTTGGCCTCCTTCTCGTTGGCTATCTTGGCGAATGAATCAGCTTGTACCGCACTACTCGCGGCGTCACCCTGAGCGTCGAGTAGGTCATCTTTTAGTTCTTCTAGCTCTGCTTCTCTTCGCTGTAAATCCGATGCTACGATATCGAAAGCTGTCTCTGCTTTATCTAGGTTTTCCTTGACCTTCTCGTAGTCCTTGAGCGCGGCGATGGCGGCCATTAGTTCCCTGTTCAGGCCGTCGGGGTCACCGCCAATATATTTCCGCAGAATACGTATCGCCGCGTCAAACTCGCTTGGCTTGGTCATCGGGGCCTCCAACTTACGGTCACTCGGACAATACGGGGATTCGTGGACCACCGCCTTACTCGCCTCCAGCGTTCTTGATACCCCTCCTCAGGTCCACAGAAAGCCTTGATGACCTCTGTTCTGGTCCGGCGAATGTTCCAAGCCATGTCATTGTCGTCTGCAACGACAGCCCAATAGTCCTTGTCACAGAATGAATTTTTCATCTTACCTCCTCCTCCACGACGATGCCCTTCTCGCGGAGCATCTCGCATTGATTGAAGAACCTAGAGCGAATAAACTTAATCACCCACTCCCTCGTCACCTTGACGGGTTCCGGCGGGGAGAGGATGAGGGCGCGGATACGGTCATAGTGCCGCTTTTGTGACTCACCCATTTCGAGGGTTTCGTAGTAATCGCCGACAATAGCATCAAGCCATACCACCATCTCCCGCCGTTCCTCCGTGGTCGGGGCAGGCTGGTGTGGGAGCATAAGATAATCAAAGGCGGTCTCTACCTTCGCGGCGGGGAAAGCGGCGTCAGGTTCCTCTAAGATGTCGATGATACGGTCGAGGTCTTTGCACAGTTTCTTCCCCTTCGGCGTCAGCGCCTCCTCTCCCGGCGTGAGCGGGGCGAAGTAGACGCCGGTTTCTTTCAGCGTCTCCAACGATTCGGCGTCGGGGAACGGCTTGGCTGGCGGGGCGGGCTTCTCCGGCTCGGCCTGTTCCCCGCCCGCCAACTCAATCGCCACCTCAGCAAGAACGGCGTTGACTATCGTCATCTCCGGCCGCTTTTCTATGTGTATGCCCGCGTGTTTGCCGCTTGGGGAATCAATACAAAGCCAATAGCCATCGTCCCCGTGTGTTATTGAAAGTTTCGGCACGGTTGCGCAGGGCCGTTCCCCGCTGGACTTATCGCCATTTGGCGAGGATTCGATGAGGCCAGCTAATTCTTTCGTTGCCCAGAACAGCGGGTCTTGGTCTCGAATCTCGTCGTCTGTAATATCCTCGGGGAAACTCGGGTCCGTGTCTCCAAGCGCAACGTCCAATGCGCTGTGAATCTGTCGCAGCCGCTCTCTCGGCCCCGATGTCCGCTCGGGTGTCTCCGGCTCGGCCTGTTCGTCCGCCTTTTCATTGAGCAGGGCGACAAGGTCAGCGGCGTCCTCGGACGTGAAGGCCATCGTCTTGGGCCAACTTTGCAACTTGTCCTTCAACCATGCGATTCGCTTGGCGTCAATCATGGCTTCTCCTTCGCCACATCGATGGCGTCATGTAATTCACCTGAGGGCCAATCCTCCGTGGCCAGGTCGAACGGCGTGATCTTCGCCGCGGCTTCGAGGATGGGCTGGACGATCTTCATCGCGTCAACTCTTTCGAGATACGTGTGGCTCATCTGGCCAAGGCCAAAGAGTTCGTCCCTGATGATCTCAAGTGCTTCTAAAATTGTCATTTCGGATATTCCTGAATCAGCGGCCCGCCCCAGATGTCCTTGAGGTTGTCCTTGAGGAAAAGCGGGATTTTGTCGCGGCGGGCTAGGACGATGAGGGTTTCGATGTGGCCCCGCACCATATCGTTGTATGATTTGAAGCATCCGATGTCCTTCGGTCGCCTCCCCGTTAATTTCCCCGCGATAATCCACTGCACCCCGCCAATCCGGTCATCCGTCCAGTGGCCCCAATATCGAGGCGAACCAAGTAGTGGCTCGTAGGAAATAAACTTAACCTTAGCCGTGGTCATCTGCTCAAGGGCCTCTATTCTCGCGTCGTCCCTTTCCCAGTCAGACCCGTCGCAACTCACCCCAAGCCAGACATTATCCGGCATGGGGCGGTCGATCCTCTCGGGCCGCTTGGTCAGGATGATGAAGGTCAGGTCGGGGCGAGATTCGATAGTCGAGAAAATCGAAGGGCGGAAGTGATCGACTCGTTCGTTGAATAACTCAAAGGTCGAGCAGACGAAGACTCGGGAACCGCTTTTGATTTTTCCATAGGCCTCGAGTGGGGCGTAGTCATAACTGATTTTCTCATCCCACCCGAACCGACGATACATCGCCCTGGCGTAGCAGTAGCTTTTGCCGTCCGGGGTCTTGCAGTCTTCGGGACATAATCCTTTGACCGGGTTCCACGAAAAATTGCACCACTCTATTTTTGATTTATTCATCGGCCCGTCTCCTTGAGATATTTCTTGGACTTGGCGGATCGAATAGAAGCTATAAATCTGATTGCCTCATAGCGGTCGCCGACCAGCCTCGCTCCATTCGCCTTTTCGGACGGATAATCTTCGATGGAGAAGGTGAATCCCAGATCATAGCCATAGATCACGACCCGCTTCCGGATGCTTTCTTTTGAGTTATAAATGCGGAGATTGCTCTTATGCCAATTTCCTTCGGCATCGAAGATCCCGGCCAAATAGCCGAGTTCGTAGGATAGTGTTATCGGTTTGGAATAGATGGCGTCGTATATCTTTTTCAGAAGGGCCGCTCTTCGCGTTTCGAGTTTGACCATTCCCGGCACAGAGAACTCTCTTATGGGAATCCGAATCCCGAGCCTCCGGAGAACTTGCCGCAATCGCCTCAAAATATATTCATCTCTCAGCGCGACCCGCCAATACCATTGACTATGACGATACCGCCTCCCGGGAACGGGCATCTTGAACGTCCCGTCGCCATCTGTCATCCCGGCTAAATATCCTCGGTGGTAGTCGGCCCACTCGATCTTCGTGCGGTTCATGATTTGTCTCCTCGGAAGATCACGATCATCGAGGGGAAAGGACATCGGCCCGGCACTCCGTTCTTCGTGAATTGCTGGCGGCCTTGCAGGAAGCGGATGTCCGAGGCGTTCGGCAGGATGAGGTCATGGAACCAGCGCGTATCTGTCCGGGCGGGGAGCAAGAAGACCACGACGATTGACCCGCTCCGGGCCTCAGCGATCCCTTTTGAGATCCAGCGGTCGACCCCTCGGCCATAGGGCGGGTTGCAGAAAACGCTCAGGCCCCATGTTCGGTCCAGGCCGAACATTCCGCCTTCGGGACAGGGGTCGTCTGTGAAGTGGAACTCAGAATCCAAGTCCTCATAGAGGGCCTTGGGCGTGTGCCAGTTGCAGGTTTTAGAAGGCATCATGGGGGCCGTGCGTTTCATTTCGGCTCCTTCGCCTGCTTCTCGGCGGCTCGATGGTTCCGCTCTCGCAGAAGGCCCTGGTGTTCTGACTCTGGAATCCACCAGCACGACCAGCCACGGATGATTTTTTTGCCCTGTCTAAACTCCGGCGTGTCAATGGCGCACTCGTCATTTGACACTATGCGGATGAAGGACCAGACGCCCATGTCCCGCTGGCGTATGGCAGAAAACACCCGGACCTTTCTGCCGGGCCAGAGTTTCCAGGGTCCGATTTGAATCGGCTTGCTCAATTCTCTCCCTCTTGCCCCACGTCCCCGGCCTTCGGGTCGGTTTGTGGGGTAGACTGACAGGCAAGGGCGGCTTCGGCTGAGTCTTCCTTGAACTTTATGCGCTCCATCTTGGCGTAGAACGCCTCATCTTTTTCCATCTCCGCCTTGAGTGCGGCGAGTTCGGCCTCGGCTTTCTCGCATTGAAGTTTCAGTCCAACCCAAGCGTCGGCAAGCCTGTCGCCCCTTCGCAATTGTTTCCCCCATTCATCCCGCCACTTTTCTTCTTCCGCCTTGACCTTCTCGTAGTCCTTGAGTGCGGTGACGGCATCTCTCCACCCAATCCAATCCTTGTCATCCGCGTATTCAGACATGTGCCACTCTAGTAGCTCAATCGCCGTATCAAGCTCGCTGGACTTGGTCATCGGGGACTCCTTTGTTCGTTGTCGTCGGATTGTTATTGAGCCAATCTGACCACGCATAGAAAAGCTGCGGAACACGAAATGGAATAAGATAAATAGTCACTCCCCTCCTCCTTCCTTTCGAGTCAATTTGGCTTTACCTTGTCCTTCCCCGGGATCTTCGCTCGGATCATGCCCCGCTTCTCCATGGAGTCCAGGGCCAGGAAATTGTGCCGCGCGAGATCCACGATCATCGCGGCCTGTTCCCACTCCGCCCGCATGCGGGGATCCTCGATGATGACCCGGTTGGCCTTCGTGTACTCCTTGATCATGATGCTGACCGCTTTCTGGAGCGCGTCCGCGACCATGTCGGCTGTGATAGGGATCCTATGCTCCCCCCATTGTATGACCCATTCCTTCAGTAGCACGCTCATCTTCCCTCCTCTTCATCCTCGGGGATCTCCATCCTGTCGCACTTGGCCCCGCAACTTGAGCAGAGGGGAACCGGTTCGGGCGGCGATGTTCTCCCGGCCCTGGTTTCTCCCCATTCGATCGGGGCCTTGCAGCACTCGCTCCGCTCGAACGTGCGAGGCTGGAACTTATCGATGTACGCTGGGTCGTGCTTGCTCAAGGCAACTCCCTGTCAAGAAAGACTGTCGTGTGATGCGTTTTTTCGGAGTCGAGAACCGCCCGCATCTGGTCCTCCTCGAAGTGTTCGGCGAAAGGTTTTTGCCCGAATCCGGCTACGATTAGTATCCCGCAACGGGGACACTTCCAAAGGTCGGCGTCCCAAATTTTGTAAATAGCGGTATCCGCGCGCATGAGTTCATGGACGTGAACGCCGTTCTCTTCGGGCCTAAATTCTACTTCACATTTAACGCAGATTATTTTGCTCATTTTATCCTCCTTTCTTTTTTGGTCACAGGGAATATTCCTTACTTGCCCTTAGTTGCTTGATCCGTAGGCGTCTATACTCATCGAGCGTGGGGATCTTGAACCAATCGATTTTCTCCTCGTCTGTGATCCCCTCTTTCTTCATGTATGCTTTCTTCTTGGCCTCGTACTCGTCGGCGACCATCTTCCCGTACTTGGCCTCCTCTTGTGGGAGCCACCCGATCGATGGCGGCGCCATCCCCGCGGGCATGCGGCGTGCGACAATCCGCTCCTGTCGATAGCCCCAGAACTTTTCGCTGTTGAAGAGCGTAGCCGGCCGGAGGAACTTTTCGTAGTCGGGGTTGTGCAGCCATTGTTGGGCCTTGACCTCGATCACGTGCTTGAAATCATCCAGCGTGGCGCCCTCGGTGATCCTGGCGCTCACGTGCTTGAATGACGCCTCGCAGGTCGCTCTAAAGTTCATCTCCGTCCGGAGATTCAGGAACTTGATGACACCGAGGAAGATCTCCCGCTTCTTTTTCTCGAGTTCCTTCCGCTTCAGTTCCTCTTCTAGGGACCAAATGCGGGCCTCCCCGCTCAGGTATCTCCGGTTGATGAAATACTTCCCGGCATGTCTCGGCCAATCGAGGATCTGGATCACGCCGGAACTGTCGACATCGATCTTCCTGCCGGCGATCAGTTTCTCTTTCGTCCGCTTCACGTTTGTGACAGTCACGCCCAGGGTGTCCGCGATTTGGGTGTCTGTGTAGCCAACCAGGGCGCTGATACAGACGAGCGGCTGGAGGTTCCGGTTCGCACACATGGCCAGGAGGCCCATGTAGCACCACCGTTCCTCTGCGGTCAGGTTCTTGACGATGTTGAACCCGTCCGTATCGGGCATGCCCAGACAGTCCTCGGCCCACAAGCGGAAGTATTTCGAGAACATGTGTTTCGGCATGATCTACTCCGGATAAAAGAAGCAGGAGGCCCGCTGGCATTTAGCGGGGCCGCAGGGGAATACGGCCATCTCCGGTGGGGAACCAGAGATTCGCGATAATGAGGTGAAAACTAAAAAATTGGCGCTCAACGGACCCCCTGCTTCGGTTCTTTCTTGTACTCGTACATCCCGGCTGTTATGAGTTCGAGAAGCACTTGGCCGGTCAAATTCATCATGAAAGCGGCCGGCCGCGGCTTCTTCCATACGGAAAGTTTTGGGACCACGACTGATCGGTGGCTTTGGGCTAAAGCAAACAGGTCGTCCAGATCAACGATTCTAGATCCGATCATTTCTTTGCCTCTGCTTTGGCCGCTGCCTTGGCCTTCTTGACCTCTTCCTTCCACGCCCGTTCGTGGTCCACGTAGGACTTGACGGCCAGGAACGCCTTGTACGGAAGGACGAGGTCCGACCGGGGGTAGAAGTGCGGCTCTGAGATCCCCGTGACCTTGTCCAGGCGGACGATCATGCCGCCATCGAAATCTTCGCCCAGCATCTCCTCTGCCGCGAACACGTAGGACGCGATCTGAAGGACATGCTCATCGTAGATCCCGTTTGAGGACTTGAAGTCTGTGACGATATGGAGCGGCCCGACATCGGCCCCAGGGAGTTCAGCCATGCACTCTAGGTCCAACGTGCCGGCGAACTTGTTCGTGAAAGAGAACACCGTCTGCTCCGACCGGATGGGCTTGATCTTGTACAGGTCTTCCCACCCAATGAACGCCAGGATAGGGGCCGTCAGGTCAGGCATCTTCTTCGTGTACGCATCGAGGAGATCCCTGTCCTGCTTGCCCCCGGCGTAGTATTCCTCGATGACCTTGTGGATCAGCGACCCCATGTCCCCGGCCTCTTTCTTGGCCCGCTGGTGGGCTTGCTTGGCCTCTTTCATGAGGGCGTCGAGGTCCATCTCGCCCAACTGCTCGGGGGTCATCTCGCCGCGGATGATCGGCTGGAGGATGAAGTCTCGGATCTGCTCCGCTGTCGTGGCGGCGATCCACGGATGGAGGCCTTCCTTCTCCAACTTTTTAAGGACGGTCGTGGATGAGATCATCGGCACTTCGTCGATGTCATACCAGCCCCTTGGGTTTCTTGTCAGTTTCATGGTCTCCTCTTTGCGTCAGCGTATTTTCTGATCATCCGCTGAAGAACAGCGGTCGGGTTATCCGGGCCAGGACCATTCTGCGCGATCTCGAAATGTTCCTTTTCTGGATCTTCTCCCTTGGCCCTAACGTAGACGGCCACGGTTCCGTTCCCCAAATCCTCCGCTGACAGGATGAGATCCTGCGCGGACTTGGCTAGATCCTCGCCCACCTCTGCCAACATGCGGCGGCGCCTCGCGTTCGGTCTGAGGAACTGAATGATCTCGACATCACCGATCCCGGCATCTCCCACCCCATCGATGTCGAACGGCTTCCCGTCGGCGGCGATTCTCACTTGACCTCCTTCCCCGTACTCGTCCTGCCCGTACGGAAGGTCGTGATGGCGTCGTCGATCTTATCCGCGAGTTGGAGGGTGTCTTTCTTCTTGCCCAGGTGGAAGCGGTAGGACTTCCCGATCTTTCCCAGGATCGCCCTGACCGGTCGGAGTTTGTTCTGGTACGAGAACAGCCACTCCTTGAAGGCCGTCAGGTCTACGCCCGCGGCCTGGACCCGGTCCTTGATCTTCTGGATGGCCTTTTCCAGTTCTTCGTCCTTGCCCTCCATGGCCTCAACGTCCTCGGCGCTCTCGGCCATGGCCGCGATCTCGTCTCCCGGGTCAGGCTCCTTAGCCTTCGGCTTCTCCGGCTCCGGCTCTTTCTTGGCCGGCGCCTCTTTCGGATGCTCGACCGGGCCAGCCGGGGGGAAGATGTCATCGGCACCTTGGACCTCTGCCTGGACCTCGATGATGTCGGCGTCTTGGATCTCTTCGGTCGCGTACAGCCCCATGGTCGCGTCCGGGGCAATCCTCCGCACTCCGCGCGAGGAGCAGCGGGCAAAGAGCATGTCGACGGGGAACTTCTGCCACCCGCTGTCGTCCTTGACGAGGCCGGCCAACCTTGCCTCCTCAATCGTGAAGATACTTGTCGCGTCCTGCCAGCCCGGGCGCGAGAACACGATCTCGCACCGTTTGTCGGTGGACTCAACGGCCCTCCACGTCACGCCAGCCTTTGTCACGGCCAGGGCTAGGAGCAGCCGCGCCGATAGCGTCATCTGCCCCTTAATGATCTTGATCTGGTTCAGGGCCGACACGGGGGGGATCCCCAACTCCGCCCCGCATTGGATGGCGGCGATGGCGTGGGGGATGGACTCGACCCCGCGGAAGAGTCTGGAGTTGAACAGGTCCGTGGCCAAGAGGCGGACGTTTTTCGCGTCCGGAATGGGCGAGATGATCGCATCCGGTTTCCTGACGACCATCTCCGCGTTTTTCTTTTCGCTCATATTTCACCTCTCGTAGAATTATAACGCTAGCGTCCGCTAGAACTGGATGTCATCGTCATCTTTTTTCGGCTCTTCCTCGTCGCTGGGCGCGTCGTCTTCCTGGGCGCCAAGGGGCATCTCTTCCTCTTCTTCCGGCTCATCTGGCTTCTCCCTGAACAGGTAGTACCAGGGGGAGTTCTCGTTGGCCCGGTGCTTATTGGCGTAGATCAATATCTTGTCGCCTTTGTGGAGAACAATGTCGTCATCGCTGTGTGACAGGCCTACAACCCCGCTCTGATATTTCTTTCCCTCTGCGGCAGATGTTTTCATCCAGAGAGCGCCGATCTTCTCTAGTTCGCGGAACTTCTTGCCGCCCGTTCTAGTCTTGTCGTACGGCATGTTCCCGCCCTAAGATTTCCTCGAGAGACGGGACGTATTCATCCACGGCACAGAACATCTCTGCCTCTCGCCGGCGCATCTCTGCTTGAACGGCCAGGGTGATCTCTTTCCCCCGGCGCATGCCGAACTTGTGTCCCAGGGCATAGCACCCCGCCATGATCAGAATGGCCAGCATCGCATACAGTACTTCTACCGCCATGGGTTTTTCTCCTTTCCCTTGATGTCGGCGTCATGCTTGGCCATGAACCTTGACGCCTTGCTGAACGCCCATCCTATCACACCGAGGATGAGGAAAAACAGCGCGATTTTGTAAATCACCAAGGCCACGCTCACGCTCCCGCCGGATTGTCGTTCCGGTACTTGTAGAGGCGGACGTGTCCCATCTCTGAGGCCACGAAATAGTCCAGAGGTTTAAGGTTCTCGATCTTCCCCACCTCGTTGATCTGGGCCACGGTCTGGCCGGTGTTCCTGTCCATGACGGTGATGCGAACATGATTTTTGTCGTCCCTTTTTTCCGTGAACACGTGGACCATGTACTCTTCCCGGTCGGAGTAGAAGGCCGATTGGAAATTGTCCCGGCTCATCCCCTTGGACAGAACCAACTCTCTGATCTGCCGCTTGCTCAATTCCATTTTTCACCTCCGCCTTGATTCATAACGCTGGCGTCCGCTCGGCCCCTCAGCGCCTTGGCGATGGCGGCTTGCCCTTTCTTGACAAAACAGGGGTCATGCCCTGGCGTGGCCGCGTAAAGTGCTGTGAGGTCAAGCAGGGCCACAAGCAAATCAGGCGCGGCGTGGCGTATTCTTTCCTTTGCTTCCCGCTGAGATCTCCGCACCTTCCGGGCTTCTTTCTTTGTCTTGGGTTTCATGGCTTGGCCTCTCTCATGCGCTTGGCCTCCCTCATGCGCTTGGCCTTGCGCTCGGCGTATGATCCTGTCCCTGGCGGGAACGAATAAATAGGCCCAACCGCTGTTTCAAGGACACCGCTGAACAGCGGGCCTTGGTCCTCGTCCGGCAGGTGGCCCCAGGGTCTTGAACAATCGGGGTTGTCACACGGGCAGATGGCGTCGGAGTCGTCATGATCCGGGGGGTCGGGTTCGATCCTGTCGCCGCACACTTCCCCGTCCTTGAGAATCACGTTACACCCGCCCGCCTCTTCATGGGCACACCCCCGGCAGTAGTCTTCTTGGGATTGACCGCGCACCTCGGGCACGCCCTGGCATGACGGGCACAGCCCGCCCAGCGCGTCAAGCGGAGCCGCGATCAACCCGCAGTTATAGCACCGGACAAAGTCTGTCATGCCGGTTTCCTAACGGGCGTGACGCGGTAGAGGGTGAACCAAAGACGGCCTATCACATAGCCCACGTGGTAGGCCTTCCCGTCCTTCCCGTCAACGTACATCTTTGCCGCCCGCTTGCGCCCCGCGAGAACCATCAACGATTTCCTGGGGTGAGGCCCAAGCGCATGGTAGGTCTGGCCGTGCTGATCAACCGCCATATATTCTCTGGTCATGTCATCCCCCATGATAGGTGATATAGCAGGACAGGGAACAGAAAGGCCCCTCAAAGTGGACACGCCCGGGCCTCTGATCCTCTTCCCAGCCGCAGGCAAACCGCCCAGGTCGACCGCACCAGCGGCACGGCCCCTCGGCATATATCCGCATGAGTGACCCCCGGGCGAACGGATCCCGCCTGATCTGGACAATCGCTTGTGTGTTCATGGCCTAGTCCAGCCGCCCTTCCGCCCGGTCAGCGCAGATGTCGCATTGATAGTGCCGCATCACGTCAATCCGGGTGAGGCTGTTAGGCTCCCCGCATGTCGGGCAAGGGAAGGACCGCGGGTTGCGCCGCGTGGCCCGCCTCAAGGCGGACCGCCCGCCCGGGTCCGCGAACCCCACCCCGTCAATCAAGTATTCCACCTGGTCGTCATACTCAGGGTCATACATGATCAGCCTCTTCCACCCTGTCAAGCCCCGTCTCTTCAATGACTTGATCAAGCGCATCGGCACGAAGGGTCAATAGGGCGTATATTTCCTGGTCGTTCTCGTCCGTTGACCCCCTGAGCGCATCGGCCAAGTCGTGCTGTTCTTGTGCCAGACCGATCAGGGCGTCCGCCATGGTGTAAGTGTCCACGGTCACACCCCTTCCGCCACGGCCTCGACCTTCCGGACCTTGCGCCCACGCTCCGGACCGTCCAGCCGCACCATGCGCCCGCCCTTGGTCCGCGCGAACGTGCCGAGATACCGTTCCTTGCCGCTCCCGTTGCTTCCGCCCGTGATCGACACGCTGACGCGATCCGTCCCGTCCGTCCCCACAAAGCACCGGACCCGCGCCCCGATGTTCCATCCGCGGACGTGGCCATGGATGCCGCTCCTCTCCGACCCTTGGCGCGTCCCTTCGCCCCTGTTCCCGTGGATACTTGCGTAAAACCTGCTCATGATGTTTTCACCTCTCGTCCCCTTGTAATGCTACCGTCCGCCGCCCCTGATCCCGAGCGGATGACAGGGCGCAAGGCCCGCCCCAAGCAAAAAAAAGGGCGAGGGACCGCCCCCGCCCCGCCCCTGGGCGGTCAGGCCCCGACCGACGCGCCCTTGTCCGTGGTGTACACGTTCAGGCCGATCGACACGCTCCCGGCCTTGGTGTCCGCCTTGACCGCCCCGTCCGTGCTGGCGATCAACAGGCTCTTCCCGCTCTTGGACCGCCCCAGGTTCTTGGACAAGTCAACGCTGATCGTCATCTTGTCCCCTTCCACCTTGATGACACAGTTTCTCATAGTGATTCACCTCACTTGACCGCCCGCCTTGGCTGGCCTGACTGGTCGCCCCCTCATAAAGCCGTCGTCCGCCGATCACCCCCGACCCCCCCCGATGTTGTCATCTTCACCCCCCACACCCCCCGTTATATATATATATATCAAGGGGGAATAGGTATATCTGTAGAACTAGATAGGCTTATATATATATATCTAGGTATATCTATGTAGGCCTATCTAGGTATATACCTAGGTAAGCCTTCTTAGATACATACAAAGGCTGAACAGGGTATAACTAGTTTTAACTAGATATATATATATATATCTATATAGGCCGGTCGGACGGGGTTTCAGGGGCGCGGATGAGCGGAAAGGGGTCGAGGGGGGGGGGTATGGGGCGTGGCGCGTGCGCGCGGGCGCGTATCATCGTGACGTTCGGGGATATATTCCTGGTAAAAATGACATAAAGGGCTTTTTCTACCTGGTGGTTTGGCCTAGGGATGGCCCGGGAGGGGCCTGGGAGGGGCTGTGAGGGGTTTTTGTATGGGGGTGAAGGGGAGGGGCAGGGGGGAGAGGGGGTTTTGGTCGGACGGGAGCATTATGACGTGGTGAAGAACCTGGAGCGAGTACGGCGACTTGGGACAATGCGCCTCTGGTCGTTGGGCTACATCCAGCGGGCCGGCTGAGGACTCGGTAGGCCGGCATGTTTCCGGACGGTAGCGTTATAAGGGGATGATCAGTTAGTTTCGACCCTGGTCCCACGGGCCTGAAGAGGCGGACGAACTCACCAGGGATGTCTCCGGGGAGCGTGGGAAGATAGACCGGGGGCCTAAAATCTGGCGGGAGGAGGCGAGGGATGGCCGAGAGGAATCTGAAGCAGGTTTCGAGGGGGGCGTGGGACTGCGAGGACAAGAAGGGTTCTCCGACAGACAAGGAGATCCAGAGCGGGTGTCAGCAGCGGATCGCGGAGGCTCAGGAGAGGATGGCGGCGGCGCAGGAGCGGGCGGTCGAGCAGAGAGAACTTATGCTGAAGGACAAGTTGCAGCTGATGGCCCAGGTCACGGAAATGAGGAACGATCGGGCCAGGGACGGGGCCGAGATCAAGCGGCTGGTGGTGGAGAGGGATGGGCTTGATGGGAAACTCAGGCTCCAGAAGGCTGGGGTAAAACACCTCTGCCGCCGAATCGCGGCTCTCAAGGGTGTCGTCACGAAGCTGAAGAGGAGAGGAAAATGACAACCATGAAAATCAAGTTCGTGCCAATCAAGCACGATGGCCGCGTCGACCTAGGAAAGAGTTCCATTCCTGGTCGGCAAACCCAGTTATTCCTGCAACCGCCCCATGTCTATCTGGGGTTCAAGCCTAGCCCGGGCAAGACGAGGTCCGGCTGGCTCGTTTTCGCCTATAATCCGGCCAAGCCGGGGAAGCCGAAGAGGAAGCTCTGATGAGATTCAAAAACGAGGAATTCAAGAAGATGTTCAGGGACCAGGTCAGGGAAGTGTTGTCTCAGGAAATTATGAACGGACTCCTTGGAGGGGAGCTCGATCGGATTAAAAGGCACATTGGCTGGAGCCAGGTTGACCCAGGCGGAAACCTGTTCCTCTTTCGCCCAAGCCTGACCGTGAACGAGAAGCTCGAGGCAATTCTCAATTATCTTGGCCTTGGCGTGAAGATGACTGAGGCCGTCCCTTCGAGGCCGATTGCAATCAGCAACAAGGCCCCTGGCCCGATGGCCCAAGACCAGAGCGAGGAGAAGAAAGCGCCATGAAAAAAAAGCCAGCCAAAAAAGACGAACCGATTGTCCGCCACCTCGAGAGGGCCGGGAGGCTCACGACAGCTGAGCTTGTTTGCCTAACGTCCCTACAAGAATCCATGAGACTCATTCAGGAAGCACATCGCACATTGATAGAATCTATCGCCGAACACCACAACATCCCGAACGAGAAGGCCTGGAAGATCATGCCGAACGGCGAGATTGGTCTGGAGGATAGGGGGTGAGCCGAAAGAGGATGGACCCCGACTTGGCGGAGCGGGCCCGGGCGACGTTCCGAAAGTGGGGCGGGAACGCCCCGACGGGGGCCGGGGGCCTGACCCGGAAAGAACTCCGCCTACTTGAGAGAAAGGGTCTGGTCAAGAGCGCCCTGAAGCGCCTGGACAGCGGGACGATGATCCGCGTCTGGACATGGATGGGTCCAAAATGATCCGTTCCCGGGACAACTGCGGCTGGGGCGTTCCCAGGAAAGGCGGGAGCGTCTACTGTGCCCTCAAGAAGCGCGTGATCGATCAGTATTTCGCCTGTCCGTGTCCGTGTTGGGTCCACCGACAATGGACGGATTGGCTGAGGAGGAAACGATGAGAACACATTGGGTCCAGACATTGACCAAGCGGGTTGTCAATCTGACCCCTCCCGTAGTCTATGCGTGCCGTTACGATCGGTGTATGCGGGCCGTGAAGATGATCAGCGGCGAATATCTCGTCCGGACTTGGAGGAACCCGTTCACTACGCGATTAGTCGGTTCGCTTCTCATGCGTGAGGTCAAGCCGGCGAAGCCGTTCAAGCAGAAAAAGGAAAGGGCCGCGATCTGGAAGCCATACCATAACGCCGCCGATCGCGTTCGTGAAGAGATGGCCAAACACTCCACGTTCTGGGCGCTCTACGGTCTCCACCGAGATTTCGGCGGAAGCCCCAAGTGGTCATATCTCGAAGCGCGGAAAATGTGCCGTCAGTCGAAGGAGTGGAAAAAACTCTTGCGTGACGGCCAGGACCCGCGTAAGATGAATACGAAAGCGTTTTACGATCGTCTGAAAAGGCGTTCTAACTTGTTTGAATGATGGAGGTTATCGTGTCTTTCATCGTTTTAATCCTGATTCTGGCCTTCGCAACGATCTTTGGGATCGTGTCCATCCAAGCGCGGCGCATGGCGCTGTTTGGGCTGAAACCGTGGCACGTGGTCCCGGCGTTTCTGGCGAAAAAACTCTCTGCAGCCGCCTACGCCTGGGCCTGTGTGATCTCCGGATGGGCCGTGGTCATTCTCGCCGGCATGTTTTACAACTCGGTGGTCAGGGATCCGGGCGGACCGTTCTGGTGCGCCGTCTTTCTCGCCATCCTAACCGGCCTTTATGCGTACCTTTGGCTTCGAAACCGCTCGGTCGAACAAAAACCTTGAGAGGTCCATGGCGGAGGGACAACCGAAACTAGTTCTTCTGTCGGGGCCGGCGGACGTGGCTACATGCTGGCCCCCCTCTTTTTTCTCCCCGCCTTATTAAAAACACTTGACAGACGACCAAATAGGGCGTATTTCTTCATCCAGACACCACCGCTTGGGAGGCCTTATGCCCTACGACGTGCATCGGAAAGGCGACAAATGGGTTGTCACCGGTCGTGATGGCCACGTCTATGGAACACACCCCACAAAGAAAGAAGCCCGAGAACAGCAAAAGGCCCTCTATGCCGCCGAGGGGCGGAAACACGGAAAATAGGAGAGATCATGGAACAGATTTTTATCACCGTCGAAGATTTCCTGGCGACTGTGGCACCGCGGATCGGTGCGTTGGCGCACTCCATCGAAACCCAACTCATGAGGTGCTTCAAGGATCCGTTGGGTCCGCTTCCGTGGACGATTTTCGTCGGTAGCGACAAGAAGTACGTGATCAAGGCCGAGGATATCGTGGCTTATTTCGGTCTGAAGGCCCCTCCGGACCCCGTCAAGGCCGCAGACCCAGAGAGTTTCAGGGATTTCATGGAAACCCCCGCGGACTCTCCGCCTTCTGTGCCTCCCCCGGCTCCGGAGAAAGCCCAGAGAGGCCCCAGAGGAGCAAGGGCAGCTAAATGACAGACGAATTTCCGGATCCCGAACCGATCGACGGGTCCGAAGAGAAAGACACGAAGATCCAGACCGAAAGGGATGTGAAATTCGTCCAGCTTTTTCAGGCCAGCGGCTTTGATCTTGCCAAACGTGAGCAGTTGGCGGTCGCGGCCGGTTTCCCACCTGGGCGAGTAGCCCGAGGAAACGCCGGCAGGGTTATCAAGGCGCTCGTCAACAACAAGGCCATGCAACGCGCCCTCAAAAAAGAGGGTGTCAACAACGAGAAGTTGGCCCAGAAACTAAAAGAACTGCTCGACTGTGAGCATCCCGCTTTCGAAGGCCGATCGGACAACATGGCCCAACTCAAGGCGGTAGAAATGTCCCTTCGCGTGAAAGATGCCTTCCCCCCGACCAAGGTCGACGTCGACAAGACGGAGCGGAAGGAGATCGTCGTGTCCGGAGAGGTCATCCAGCGCCTCGAAAGGTTCCAATCGTTCAAGGATATCGATGTCGAAGCCGTTACAGTTAGAGACGCCAGCGATTAAGGATCGCCAATGGTGGCGGTATCAGGCCACCGATCTGGCTTTCTTTAATTCCCAGATCATGCCCTTTGCGTGGGACGAAAAGTTTCACGATTTTGGCCGGATTCACGCCATGATGTGCCATCATCTAGACCCTTCCTACCAGAAGAACAGCCAGATCTACCTGTCTGCCCATCGGGGGTCGGGAAAGACGACCCAACTCATGGGCTTCGAGTGCTGGTGGCTGTCGTGGTCGATCGTCAAGAAGATCACGGATGCGATGATCTATAACACCGCGACCAAGGAAAACGCCTGGAACATGAGCGCGGATGTTCGCCACACCATGCTCGAGAACGAGTTCCTGCATTGGATCTTCCCAGAGTTGCCCCGCCGAGAGAACGAGTGGGATGATTTCACGAAGAACAGGGTCCGGTGCCGGCATGTAAAACTCGATTTTGCCTCTCTCGAGACGACCCTGGTTTCCCGCCATTATCCCAAGTGGCTCAATGACGACTTGGAGAACAACGAGAACGCCAGGACGGATTACAGTCGAGGCGAATTGAATAAAACGTGGAAATACCAGAAAGCCATTTTGACCAAGATCCGGAAGAGGAACGTCGGTGTCGAGATCGAGGTCGGGACGCCGTATCATCACACCGGATTGACGTGGACGATCAGGAACATGCCCAGATATTCGAGGATCGAGATTCCATGTTACGTCAACAGGGACAAGAATCAAGGAGTCTGGTACAAGGAACTCTACGAGGTGGAGGACTTCGAGGAGAAGAGGGAGCAGATGGGATCTTCGATCTTCTGTACTCCAGGGGAGACGCCGATCCTCATGGGCGACTGGTCGACTAAGCCGATCTCTGAGGTCAAGGCCGGGGATGAAGTCGTCGGATTCGTTTTCAACGATGGTCGCAAGACGCACTACGTTAAAACCAAAGTTCTCAGCGTCTACAAGGGCCAGGATTATGTCTACGACGTTAAGATGGACTCTGGCCGAACCGTCAAGTGTACGAAGGACCACAAGTGGTACTCCGGGCGGCTCGAAGAACTCAAGGCCAAGAAAACCTCGTTCCACAAAATCTATAAGAAAATCCGCGAGAATACGAACCTCATCATGGGCATCGATCTCACAGAAGAACACGACCACGAAAAACTAAAATCCTGGGCCTATCTAGGGGGCATCATCGACGGAGAAGGAGGCTGTAAGCACGCGGGGATTTTCATATCCCAATCTCCGACCGCGAATCCCGAGGTCTGGCGGAAGATCAAAGATACCCTCGATTTCCTTGGTATCGACTACAAGATCCACAATCGGCCGAGACACGGTTCGCACAAGGCTCCGGATGGACACCAAATAGACTCAACGGAATCAAGTTATTTCTATCTCCGAGGTGGCCGTCAGTTATATTTCAATCTCATGCGCTATTCGGCACTTGGGAAGAAGCAGCAACTCGTAGATAAAATATACAGACACCCAACCCTGACGACGAGAAAAGACAAGACCATAAGTCTCGAGCGGGGTCTCTTCCGCGATGTCTACGGCCTTGAGACAGAAACCGGGAACTATATCGCCTGGGGATTTTTGAGTAGCAATAGTGCGCAGTATCTCCTCCAGCCGATCTCCGAAGAGGACGCGCTCTGCCCAGAACATTGGCTCAAGTATTGGACCGAACTCCCAGATGTCCGGTGGAGGACAATGGTCGTGGACCCTGGCGGAGCAGACCCGGGGACGTCAGACGCGACGGGAGTCACGATCTGCGATACCGACGAGAACGGCAACATCTTCGTCGTCCATGCAGAGGAATACTTCGTGACTCCCATGGGTTTCTGCGATCTGGTTGTGAGGCTGAAGAATGAATTTGATGTCGACGATTGCCGGATTGAAAAAGAGAAATTCGCGATCACGGTCGCGGACCTGTTCCGCCATCGCTACCCGCTGTTCAACGTCAGTTTCGTAGAACACAAGGGTCGCGGGAAGGGCAACAAAAAGGACCAGATCAACACCCGGATCTGGAGACTCAAACAATGGTTCGAGTCCAAGCGGATTCTCGTCCACAAGAACCAAAAATCCTTCATCGACCAACTTCTTTCGTTCCCCCAACCGACCACCGGAAGGGACGACATGATCGATTCCCTTGCATATCAGCTTGACATTCGTCGTATTCCTAAGAGAAAATCAAGACTGATCCTACCATCCGGAAGGGAGTGGGTTCCGAACATCGAAGAGACGTTCGAGAAGGAGATCGACGAGAGATTGACCAGGAGATTAGGGCGCGAGGAGGTTCGGATCAATGATTCTATTTACTAAGAGAAACCGCAGGGCTGAACAGGAAACGGCGCTTCTCGCCCGGGCCATCCTGCTTGTCGACGCTATCGAAGCAAACACCAAAGAGCAGCACAAGACCAATCTCCTTCTGTCGGATCTGCACAACAAGACTTCCGAGATGGTCGCGGTGAACAAGGAGTTCATCGAGGTCATCCGACACTTCTTCGCCAGCGAACATAATCTGAAACTCGAGGAGATCAAGAAGAAAGCGGCCAGGGAGAAGGAACTCGAACCGACCAAGGATGACTTCCGCTACTGAGAACCAAGATGTCAGACATAGATCGCTCAATCCTTTCGGAGACGGACGACACCAAGCATCTAGAGTTTATTCAGAGGCAGTATCTCAGCCATCCAGTCGTCAAGATCCATCACCCCCGGTGGAAAGAACTCATCGAGTGGGAAAATGGAGATCAGTTCTCCGAGTGGGACGACATCGCCAACAAGATGGTGGCCGTCAAACTCAACCGGAGGAAGAAAAGGGTCGTCATCAACCTCATGAAGCCCCTGGCCGAAGCGATCGAGGGGAAGATCAACTTCATCTCGACTTTTCAGGGCGTCCCGAACTCGAGCGAACTTAACGATATCGAGGGGGCCAAGGTTGCTACGAGGCTCCTGGCTCACAGCGACTACACCAACGACGTCGAATATCTCAACGAGGAGATCAAGTATTGGCTCATCCGAACCGGGAACGCCGTCCGGAGATGGACGTGGGACAAGAGTCAGTTCGGATGGATCAAGGGCGAAAAGGAGAACAAGAAAGACGGGGGCGAACTGATCGGATGCGTTCCGTCGATCTTTAATATCCGGCCTGATCCTACGGCCACGACGATCGAACAATGCCGCTGGTTTATCGAGTATCAAGAGGTCACTCAAGATGCCATCCTTGAAAATTTTCCGGAAGTTACGCAAGAGGCCCTTGAAGCCGCTGGCGACCCTTCTCCCGCAGAAAAACACAGGGGGATGTACGTCAAGGAAAAGGAAGTCGACAAGGAAGAACTGACGTATATCGTCGCTTGGTATTGGGAGAAGAAGAGCAGCAAGTTCCTGAACGGCCGGCTGATTCTTTCGATCCCTGGCCTGGTCCTCTGGGCCAAGGAAAACCCCGCCCTGGGCAGGATCCCGTTCTTCAAGTACGGCTACAAGCGGTACGGGGATTCGTTCTGGTATACCGGCCCGCTTTATCACGTCCAAGACATCCAGCGGGATTTCAACCGCATGATCTCGATCATCTCCGAACACGTCGAGGGGTGGCGGGCGAAGATGATCGTTCCCCAGGGATCAATCCTGAAGGAAGGCGCCTTTACGACCGACTCCTTCGAGTTGCTGGAAGTCGACCTTACGAAAGGCGAACCGAAGCCGCTCCAGATGCCGGAACTCTCGGCCCAAGTCCTTAATCACCGCGACTTTCTCCTGGCCGCGAAGGATCTCGTCTCCAACGTCCATGAGGTTTCGTACTCGCAGTTGCCGCAATATGCGCAGAGGGCGCCGGCTTCTCTCTACTCCATGATGCTCGAACAGGAAAATCTCAAGATCGACCCGATGATCAAAGCGATCAATCACGCGCTAAAGTTAGAGGCCAAGTTCCGGCTTGAGATGATGGACGAATACTACGAGAAGGAGCGGTTGGTGAAGATCGTCGGCAAGAATGAGCGGACCCTGGTCGATTATTTCAAGGGGTCCGATCTCCACGGAAACTTTGACGTGAAACTCATCATCGGAGTGAACATCCATCAGTCAAAGACCATTCAGCAACGGATGATGCTGGATCTCAAAGCGGCTGGCGCTCCGATCGAATGGGACACCATTATGAAACTCATCTGGGAGGGCGACATCTCTCAGGAGATCCGCGCATCCTACGCGGACAAGGAAAGGGCGTCCCGGGAAGATCAGGCGTTCCTCAATGGGACGTGGAACAAGCCGTTCGAGAAAGGCGGGGTCCAAGTCCTCTTCCACGACGATCATGAGGTTCACCTCAACTCGCACTCGAATACGGGCAAGACGGAAGAGGCCCAGAGGTGGGACGACGAAACGTGGGATGGGTACAATCAGCACATCTTCAAGCACATGGCGATCATGGCCTACATCCTTCAGCAGGGCAAGGAGGCGGCACAGCCCGATGCCGTCCAGACGATCCTTGGCGGGGCCACGGGCGGCGGGACGCAGCCGAAACCAGCACAGCCGGCCATGGAGCCGGCCGTTGGCGATAGTACGCAGGTCATGGAAGATGCCTTGCCACTTTAAGCCATGAAAAAGACGAAAGAATATATGCGCTTACAGAAAAAAAGATGGAGGGCCAATAATATCGAATACGCGCGCGCATATCAGAGAAAATGGAACATGGAAAACGGGTCGAGGATTCGGGCAGAGGAAAGAACGGTCGCGCACAGAAGGCGGATCGAGATCCTAGATTTCCTGGGAGGTAAATGTCATTGCGGATTCAGCGACTGGCGGGCTCTCCAGATAGACCACGTTAACGGAGGTGGCGTCAAACACCACCGAGAGTTATATAGAAACATAGTCAAATTCTATGCTGATATTAGAAAAAACCCGAAGAAATATCAGGTCCTTTGTGCCAATTGCAATTGGATCAAGAGATACGAAAAACAGGAAACGAAACCCATAATTTAGAAACAGGAGGATCTAAACACTATGCAAGACCCAAAAGACCAACCCAAGCCGGATGACCCGGGGAAGGAGTCTAGAGACGAGAAGCGCCTGTCCGATGAGCGGTGGGGCAAGGCGTTCGATGAACTCGACCTCACCGAAGGCGGGGGGGGAGAGTCCGCGGCCAAGGCTAAGGCGACGGCCGATAAGCCAGCCGAGAAAAAGGAACCGCTCGAGGATAAGTCGACCCTGGAGAAGAAACCCTTCAAGATCCTGAAGGTCCAAGGCAAGGACTACCCGGTTATGACCGAGGAAGAGTACGATGCCATGGCCAGCAAAGGCGCGGACTACACGAAAAAGACCCAGCAGTTGGCGGATGACCGTCGCGTGGGGGAAAGCGAACTGAAGGAAGAGTCCAAGCGCCTTGCAGACGAGGCCAAGAAGTTCAATGATCGGCTCGATGAGTTGATCAAGGCAAAGGCTCTACCGAAGGAAATGCTGGCGAAGACCGCCGAGGCCATCAAGGAGGCTGGGGGAACGACCGGCACGGACGACGAGGAAGCGGTGTACAAGGAGTTCGAGATCGATCCCAAGTACGCCCAACCCTTCGAGATTAAAGCCGTGAAGGAGATCGCGCGTCAGCGGAAAGAGTTGGGCGAGATCAAAGAGTTCACCCAGGACATCGCAAGAGAGCGGGCCAACACCCGCGTCAACACGATCATCACGAAGGAACGGGAGACGCATCCCTACGAAGAAATCATCGATGACCAAGGCCAAAACCTAACCCAACAGCAGTTGGCCTCCATCGTCACGGCCAAGAGGCAAGCGGCGGAACGGGCCGGCGAAAAGCCGAACCCGGAATCCGCGGAGCGTTGGATCAAGGAAGCCGTCCAAGAAGTTCATCTCGCCCAGAAAAAGGTCAAGGAGACATTGGCTCCTTCGGCCATAACGGAAGAGATGGATCTCGAGACGATCCTGGCGAAGAATCCGATACTCGCGGAGAAGATCAAGGCCAAGTACGGAGAGGTGAAAACCGAACCGCACAAGGACAAGATCCCGCCCGCTCTTCCTTCGGCCCGAACGACGGTGGCGACAACCAAGCCGAAGGCGGCACGGCCAGGGGAAGCAAAATCGATGTCCGAGCAGTTGGACGCGGGATTCGAGGATCCCGACGTCATAAAAGCACTAGGTTTTTAACCGGAGGGTAATCAATGTCAGTCGCACAACTCTCCACCACCGGCTTAAACAAACTCTTCCTCGAGTACATCAAGCCGGGGTTGGAAGTCGCCATCTACGAAAACACCTCCGTCTACGACCGGTTCAAGACGAACGTGGAGGACTGTAAGGGAAAATACGGCATTACGAAAGTTCTGACCGCGACCCCCAAGTCCTTCCGCGCTTCTTCGACGTCCACCTTCCCCACGGCCGACCAGGGATACTACAACGAGTTCACCTACTACATGAAACGTGGTGGGTACGGCACGTTGCAGTTCGATGGTCTGGCCATGGCGTGCGGTAAGGGCGCCGGGGCCGTCAAGGAACTCGTCAGGGCGGAGATCGACGCGCTCATGCTCTATATCCCCTCGAAACTCAACAAGCAGTTCTGGGGGGATGGGTCGGGGCGCCTCGCCATCACTAGTGCGGCAGCCGCCGCATCAACCACCGTCTACGTCGACGGGGACACCACGAATTGGGGCCGCTTCGGGATCGACTCTAACGAGTACACGAACCCATCGCAGTACCTCTTCGATGGCATGTCCGTCGACATCTACTCGAGCGCCGGCGTTCTCGAAGCGTCCGACGTCGAGATCTCCAGCATCGCGCTGGGCGGGGCAGGGACCGACACGCTCACCATGGCATCGGCCGTCACCTGTTCCGACAACTCTCTCATCTTCGATCACGACACGTACGCTTCGTCCGAAGCGGCCGGCGTGGGCGTTCCGATGGGCCTCTATGGAATCTGCGAGAGTGCCGCTCCCTACATTGGGATCACGGCTGCGACCGCCTTCCAAGGCATCACCCGATCCACCAACACCTGGGCACAGGCTCAGATGTTCAACATGGGGTCGGCCATCGGATCCCCCGCGGTCGTCACCGACAAGCAGATCCTCAAGGTCATCCAGAAGGTCGAACGCTATGGGATGGTCGACGTCATCATGACGAACGACTCCATCTGGCGGGCGATCTTCGAGATCCTGAAGGCCGACAAGACCATGCCCAACGACCCCGGGTATTGGGGAGGCCTCACGGGGATCAAGTTCTACGGCGGGAAGTCCAAGTCCGTCCCGATCGTCTACGACGAGGATTGTCCGGATGGTCGGATGTACTTCTGGGGTCGTGACGCCATCCAGATCGTCGCTCCGGACAAAGCGGGACTCGATTGGCTACCCGGCGAAACCGGCGCCATCATGACCCGCGTCCAGGGTAAGGACGAGTACGCAGCGAATCTTCGCTGGTATTACAACATGACGGCCAGAAATCCGCGGAACATCGGCGTTCTGCGGTACGTCAAGCACTCGAGTACCTAAGGAGAAGATCATGATTCATGCAGCAGGGTCAATCTTCCCCGAACTCTTCGCAGAAATCTTCTGTCTCGATTCCGACGTTTCGTCGGTCGACGCAGAAGTCATCACGGCCGACAAACCCGTGACCTTCATCACCCAGGCCGGCGCTGCGGAAACGCGGGGGCTGGCCAACGGGCGCGAAGGTCAAATCAAGATCCTCATCAACAAGACCTACGCCGCCGACACAGTCGTCACGCCCACGGCCCTCGCCAACGGCACGACGATCACGTTCAACGCGGCCGGGGACGCTTGGATGGGAATCTTCCATGCCGGTGAATGGCACACCTTCGGCGCCCTCGCCACGGGTGTTGGGGCCAACGCGGTCGTCGCCTAGTCCAAGGGCGAATAGAATGGACAACCGGGACCGGTCGGTTCTCCTAACGCCGGCCGGTCCCTTTTTCTCTCGAAGCGCTTAGGAGGCGCGAAAAATGCCTTTACTCAAGGGTAACAGAGACCAGGGCGGATACGTCCGCATCACCCAATACCCCTACTTCCTAAGAGAGGGTTGTGTCGCCAAAGACTCCGATCAGATCATGAAGATGACCCTTTACCCCGGAAGTGGGGTAGAGATCGTCCAGGGCGTCCTAGACGTCGAGATCGACAGGAGAGACGGCTACCCCTTCACGGCAGCGCTCTGGGGTGGGGCCGAGGACATGGCCTGTCGGATCAGCGCCTACAACCGAGCCTTGAACACCTCTTCCTATGGAGGCATCAAGGGTCTGCGGGTCTATACGCGGCAGTATAGCGGAGGGACAATCGCCAACATGTACGGAATCGAGTGTTCGCTCGACGAGCGCGGTTCCGGGGGCAGTCCCACAGTTGCCGTGGCCGTCTCGCTCCTTGCGGCCCTTCGAATCAACGGCGTGTGTAGCGGGAACGCTCATGTCGCTGTCTTCGAAGACAACTCGCAAGGGTCGATTAGCGTCTCCACCTGCACAGGAGCGGCCCTCGTCAAGTTCAAATCGAACCAGCCGGTCGCCACGGGGATCAGGCCGACCTGTCTCCACTTCGAAACGACCGGGTCCGGCACGGGCTGGACACATGCCTTCTCGTTCCAGACGGCTGCCGGGAAGGAAGGTTTCACGGCTCTTGTCAACAAGAGCGTTCAGGGAAACGTCGATGGCTACATCAAGGTCTATGATGTCGCCACGGCACAGACTCTCTATATTCCCTGCTACGATACCGTGCCGAGTTAAGTAAGGTCACGGGGGGATCTACGGATCCCCCTATTTTAAATTTTTTAAGGAGGCCACAAGTGGCAAAGTCCAAAGTGAACCTTACGGCCAAGGAAACGATCCAGCCGGAGGCGGGCAAAACTATCGAACTGACGGTGAAGGACAGGATCCTCTTCGCAGACTTCTTCCCGGAGAAAGCGAACCTGACCGACCAATGGATCTCAAAGGACATCGCGGCCAAGATCGAGATTGGCGTGGCAGAACGGAAGGAACTCAATCTCCGCGTCGTCCAGGGACCGAATCAGACCGCTCGATGGGCCTGGGACGAGAAAAAGGCCAAGATCATCAAGATCACCTTCAGCCAAGTCGAGGCGCAATTCCTCAAGGATCAGGTCGAGAGGATCAATCGTTCCGCCATCCCGGGAGAACGCGGGTTCACGATGGACACCGCAGAGGTCGCCACGAAGATCAAGGGGATGTAATGATTTCTCCGCACGTCCCGAAGGGGTTCACCAAGGCCCTCAAGGTCATCGATCCGACCTATCGGGTCGAGGACACCGAGGACCACGACGGCTACTTCATCATCAAGGACATCGACTTGACGCTGAAGTCAGACGGTGGCCGATCGTTGCCGATCATCGGCAAGGATGTCAAGACCCTTCGCGTTCGCGGGCCTATGCCCCTGCTCTGGATCTCCGATTTTGGAGAAAAATGGCTCGAGGTACTGCGTCAGATGAAATTTAAGGGGATCGAGTTGGGGATCTTCGACAATCCCGCCAACGAATTGGCCTACTACCAGAAGTTGAAACGGGACGCAAAAAAGAAGAAGATTGAGGTCGCCGTGGACATGATCTCTGAGGGGCTGATGGAGAAGCATCGGCTTGAACGGAAGAAGTCGTGGTCTTACGGCGGAAGCGAGACGCAGAAATGATCGAACACTTAACGATGGCTCTGGCGGGATTCGTCGTTGCGCTGGTATGCGCCGACACCCTTCTCACAAGGGACGCCATTAAGCGGTCGGGCGGGAAGATCATCGAGGGGAACAAACTCATGGTCTGGTTCATGTCGAAGGACTGGCGGGCGGCTATCATTACGGTGGCCGTGTCTTCGTTGACGGTCCTGTCTTCGCACGTCCTGGTTTCTATCGGGGCGTGGTATGGCGCAGTTGGCCTCTGTTCTGCGGCGGTCTATATCAGGGGCAAGGTCGTTTTCCACAATTACAGGCTGAACGTAAAAGTCATGTGACCCGGGAGGGCATCATGCCGGACTTTGGAACATTCGCCGCTTGGTCTTCAAGACGCCAGATATATCTGCCGATTCCTACCGCAGACCTAGTTGGCTTCCCGCATAAGATTCCTATCATCGCAGACGCCTTTATTGGAGGCCAAGCAAAGGCTGACGGAACGGACATCCGCTTTGTGGCCTCCGACGGCGTGACCGAACTCGCCTACGAACGCGATTCATGGGCTGTGGCCGGCGGATTGGCAGACGCGATTTTCTGGGTCAAGTCCGCCGTTGTGGTGGCGGGGACGTATATCTGGCTCTACTACGGGAACGCGGCGGCGGCGGACGGGCAGAACGCCACGGCGGTCTGGGACGCCAATTTCAAGGCCGTCTATCACATGAAGGACGCGACGACCTCGACCACCCTCGACTCGACGGCGAACAATAACGACGGGGCGAAGAAGGCGGCGAACGAGCCGATAGAAGCGGCGGGAAAGATCGGGAAGGGGCAGGACTTCGACGGGACAGATGACCGAATTAAGGTAGCCAACCACGCCACTCTACAAATTGCCGGACAAATAACGCTAGATTTCTGGGCGCGCATAGACTCTGCTCCGGCATCTGTAAAAATTGTGGTTGGCAAGAGCCGGGGCTTAGGTCTTGTAAATAATTATGGTGCTTATTTGCATGACAACGTGCTGTATTGGGATTTATGGACGACGGTCAGGGTAAGCAATTCTGTCTCGATCGCGGGCTTGTTAAACGAGTGGCATCGGTTCTCGTGCGTATATGACGGCACACATCAAAAAATATACATAGACGGGGCAGAAGCGAAAAGCAATAACAGAGGTAGCCTTACGCTAAATGCTGCGTTTAGTGGCGACCTTTACATCGGAAATTATGAAGATTGGGCGGCGCAGCCCTTCGATGGTCTCTTGGATGAAATTCGTGTTGCCACAACTGGTCGCTCCGCCGAATGGATAGCCTACGAATACGCCAACATGAACCCCGCCGACGGCGGGCTGACGTGGGGAAGCGAAGAACATACGGCCACACCCGCTGGTGGCGGGAAGCCGATGAACCTGAAACTGAAACTTTAGGAGGATAATATGGCAAACGATATCACGGGTCCGCATCTTTGGAAACTCACCGATACGGGAGTAATCAAAGCCGCGGGGGACAAGGTGTTCATCATTCGCATCGTCTACGCCCCCGCCGTGGCCGCAGACGACCTCGTCCTGCAAGAGTATGCCGCAGACGGGTCGACCGCCAAGGATTTCTGCGTCCTGAAGGCCGGGGCCGCCGACGTGGATTGGATCACGATAGACTACGGGCCGGAAGGACAAGAGGTCAATGGTCTCGTCGTAGGCACGATTGACGGCGGAACCTGCTACGTTTACGTCAACAAAGTAGTCCCGAAAATCACAGCATAGGAGGCCGCCATGACTAGGGCCGAAATTCTTGCGGCCGTCCGCAATTTGGTCAACGAACAGTCGACCGATGTCGGCGCTCTTCTGAATGACACGGGAAACCTCATCGGGTTCATCGATGACGCCGTAGAACAGGTCGTGCTGGACCTTCTCGATGCCTACCCGAACGAACTGCTCACCTATGAGGACGTGAGTATGGTCGCTAACGATAAGGACTACACACTCACCAAGACGTTCTGGAGGATCCTGAAGATCGAAAAGACCGTGACAGGCGAGAATCCGACCGAGATGGACCATATCGATGCGCTCTCCAGGCAGTACGTGGAGACGCACGGCCAGACGATCGACAAGCCGTTCGCGGCCGACATCATAAACGGCGTCCTCTGGGTCATGCCTACGCCGGCAGCGAACATCACGAACTACATCCGCGTCTGGGGCATCCAGCCGGAGGCGGCGACGAGCATGGCAACTGGCGGGCCGGCCTATCTTCCGCGTGAGACGCACCGGCTGATCGTGTTCTGGGCCGCGAGTCTTGTCGCCGTCATGGTCGGGGCCAAACCAACTCCATACTTGACCCTATATCAGAATCGGTTGCAGATGATCCAGAAGAACCAACGGGCCAAATTCCAACAGGCCCCCCGCTTTGTGCGCGAGTCCGTAGTTGAGCGGACCACCAGGGACACAAGGGAGCGTGCTTTCTTCGATAAAGATTGGCCGTAAGGGAGGGCTTCTATGGGCGCACTCGTAGAAAGACTCGAGAACATAAAGTCCGTCCCTATTCCGGTGGACGGGGGGGTAGACGAGGAGTCCGCTTCCGATTCTCTTCTTGTCGAAGATGCCGTCAAGATGACGAATTGGCGGTTGTCAAAGAACGGCAAGCGGATCCAGAAACGCGCAGGCCTTCAGGAAGAGGACACGGCGTTTGGAGAGGACGTCTACGGTCTGGCGACCTACTACAACTCCACCCCCGCTTTCTGCAAACTCGCCGTCCTCGAGTCGGAGATCCAGCGGAAGGTCGGTGCCGGGGCGTGGGCGAACATCTTCGACTTCACCTCCAATATCGATCACACGGTCAAGGTCCATGAGATCCAAGACAAGCAGTTTATAATCACGGAAAAGGGCGCCCGTGTCATTTTGCCAAACGGGGACGTCCGCCAGATCGGGATTACTGCGCCAACGACCATCCCAACCGTAGTCGCGTCTTATGTTTCCTCAGACGAGATACCCCTAGATGATTCGATGAACTATGCTAACCAAGCCGCGATGGAT